AATTGAATAGACTCATAGGATGCTGCGGATTTGACGTCAGACATCCCAACAACGTTACCAAGAGTAAGACTTGCGCCAGTGTTGGTAATAGCAGTAGTAATATCACTAGATCCTTGCCCTCGAATGGGAGCAATGACAACCATCATGTTGTTAGATGTAGCGGGTTGAAGTGAAATCAAATGGAGCTCGATGGTCTTGTACACCTTGCGAGCAAAATGCTTCTCAATGTCAGCTACATACGTCTGGCCAACAATACTATCAGCAGAGAGTATTGGGATATGGCCAGGTAGAGTGAACGTTGAGGTGGCATCCATAAAATAGACACTATCAGTGGCACCTAAAGTACCATTGCCTACGTAGACAAACCCGGCCAAGTATTCAATTTGGACGGTACTAAAGTCAGGTAGGCCAGATCTTGTAGAAAGTGGGGCAAATGTAGCAGCTCCCATAACGCGTGGGGCTTTGGTAACAAGTGCAGCATTCTGGAACTTATTTTTATTTTTGTTTTGTTTATTAGGCTTCATGTTGGCACTAGAAGCACGAGCGGAAGTATTCTTGTTTGAACTCATTCCCTACAGGGCGTAAGCCTCAGGAGAATGGGATGGGCACCATATCCAGTTTGCCACATCCCACTCCTGAGGCATTTGTTCACGCCCCGCCAAGTTGAATCTCCACTCCCGCAGTGATTTCTCATATCGAAGTTGTTCGGTCACAGATACGCCGAACGCCTCCGCAAAAGTCTCCCTAGCTTGATCTGTTATTTTAGGGGGATCGATTTTGGCTAAATGTTTGAGGTTGAACAGTTTAAGCTCTCTGTTCAAACGATAATAAGTTGAGTCAAATTCCTGCAATTTGACGATCTGATCACAAGCTGCATTCCGCATGAGAGCTAATGCATATTCTTGTGAAATTGGCACACCGGCATTAAGTATAAGCTCGGCCAAGCCAATTGTATTAACCAGCTTATTTGTACCACCCGAATCGTTGAAATAACGGGTGCCAGATAAAGCTGAACTCATCATCTTGAAGGGGTTACGCACGAACTTGTATTTACCAGGCTCGTATTCAATGACTTTGCTTTGACAGAATTCGACCCCGGACAAACAACTGGTGATCGACTCGATTTTCATTTCATGACCGTAGGTTAAGAACACATTCTTAATGTTGTTCTTGACCCACTCTAACTCGGACCTTTCAACGATCAATAAACAATCGTCTCCATCCTCCAAGATATCGTACTTCCGACCATGCATAAAGGTGGAAACCATTATTACCATTAATAGGCAGTTCCCAAGTGCGGTATTCATATCACCGCTCATACGTCCTCCGACGCAGGTATATGTTATACCGGTGTCGGTGCGACCTTTATTAATT